CAAGTTGTGCATAACACGAAAAATCCCAGGGGTTACATGTATTAAGTTCTCCACCTCTATGATATAACTTCTCCATCTCTACTTGGTCTTCTGGAGTTATTACCCCATGCGGAAACCCACCTAAGTCCTCATAAACACTTCTATGAAATATAAACGTGCCACTTACTATCCTACCTTTCCCAAATATTTCATGGCCCACATCCAACTTCGGAATAATGGTTGGTCCCCTATGAACAATTCTACCGTCCTTATGAACATACATACAACCAAAATTAAACATCTTGTAATCAGGGTTGTTATTTATCAGGTCTTTATAGAGTTCAAGAGCATAGGGGGAAAGCATATCATCTGAATCCAGAAAAACAATCCACTCACCCTTCATCATCTCCATAGCATCAGCATAGCAATTAACTCTTTCAAGATGTGCTTCGTTCCTTTTATAAACTAGATTGGGATACATTTTTTGCAAACTCTCCAGTTCTTCAAGTACAACTGGCGAACCATCGTCTATTACAATATGCTCAAAATCCTCATGTGTTTGGGTTCCTACACTGTGGATTGCCCTTATTAATCCTAGTTTCCTTTGTGGAGAATGAATATAACAAGGAGTTAGGACAGAAAAATTTGGCGAATTCATTTTTTTAACAATTTGTTATTAATATCTTTTATCACATTTAATAAAGGCAGTTTTGAAAAATTAGCTATAGCTTCTACATCTTTTGGTAAACACTTTCCAGCAAATCCTCTCTTATTATTATGCCACACATTCCAACCATTTTTCGACCCCCACTTATGGTTCTCCAATGCCTCTCTCAATATTTCATAATTGGCCCCAGTCTCCTGACACAAATCCCAAAGTTGATTTGCATAAGTAACTTTAAGTGCAAAAAAGCAATTCATTGCATACTTAACCATTTCTGCCGTAGTTGGACTACAATAAATCCACATCTTAGGATTAACATATCTACTTTCAAAGAATTTATAGGCATACCTTCTCAACAAGATATCGTTGCTTCCTATTACCATAAACTCTGGTTCTCTTGCATCGTCTAATGCTGTTGATTCGGTTAAAAATTCTGGAACAAAAACAATATCCAATCCATACTTTTTTATAAACTTTTCTGTAGTTCCAGGCAAAACTGTAGAACGAAGAATAACTAAGGCTTCTTCATTTAACTTCTTAATTTTTTTTAACCACTCATCTATAGCAGACAAATCCTGTTTACCATTAACCGTTGGAGTTGGTAAACATAAAATATAACACTCAGCAATTCCTACTTCTTCTTTATTCTTGCTATCAATACATTTCTCTTTGGGAATTCTCAAAACAAACGCTGTCGATTTCCCAGTAACGCCATACCCAATGACATAAACACTATAATCTGGATTATAAGTAATTGATGTCAACATGTTATTTGTCTTTTGATTCAGCGTAAAGAAGTGGCTCAATTTCATTTTTGAATACTGTCATTGGATTTCTTTCTTTTCTTAATTTCCTCTGCATCGCTAAAACCATATTATTTTCGAGTTCATATTTTAGTCTCATGGCACAATCGTGATAATAACCCTTCTCGTCACTGTAAGTTGTGGTAATATCCCCATCCAATCCATCAAATCCTATGTTAGATGAAAATTGCTTATAAATAGCATCTTTCCCATAAATATCTCTAAATGGTGCAAAGTCGTGATTAAGCATCAAGACATTCCTACAGAGAGCAGCTTCCTGAGTAATTAGAGAATATGTTTCACTTTGGGAAGGCATAATAAAAACATTCGAAAGCTCAAACAAATCATGAACAACCTTTCTTGGAACATTAACTCTCCAAGACTCATGGTACTCAGATGTAAAGGTAACATCAAAATCATTCAATCCCCAATCAATAGCCATCTTTTTGAGTTCTTCTCTATAGATAACTTTATCTCCTCCAGTTGAATGAAAATCAACTATAATTACCCTGACTGTATAATCAAGTTTCTTTAATTGTGCCATTATCTTAATAACAACTTCAACTTTCTTACCCCTATCAAGTCTTATGGGATAAACAGCAATCGCATCTGCATTAAGCATCCCCTTTTCCATCACAAGTTGTGTTACAAGACCATCCCAACCACAATATCCAGGGAAATTTGTAGAATGATGCACAACCTTAACCTCATCTTCTTCATAACCAAAGTTTCTTGCAACTCTAGGTACTGAATAAGAATTCGGAAAGACTATAAAGCTGTTTGGGAACTTTTTGGATACAATGTCAAAATAAGTATCTCCCTGGGATAGTTCCTTACCCAAAGTATAGGGTGAAGTGGCTGAATGAATCCAGTGAAGCCATCTAATTTTCTTTAAATGTTCATCTTCTTCTATAGCCTGTCTACAAGCAAAATTCAATTTTAAACTTTCTGGTTGATATATAAGGTCGTGTGTAAAGACTACGTCTATATCCTTCAAATCTTCAATAACAGCTTCCTTAAGTTTTTCAACATCACTCTTAAATGTGGCATCAATAGACTCATTGATATAATTTGAAGCTGGAACAACTGGTATATATCTCAATTCTACCTCTGGAAATGCAAACACGTCTTCTGCCCTGAATCCTTGTTTAACAATAACTACTGGTTTATAACCATTAGCAACCAACATCCGAACTTGTTCTGCCACAACAATACATAGGGAATATGTAGTATCAAAATTCGTAAAAGTGGTCATTATGCATACCTTTTTCATATATTGTGATTATAATAACACCACATCTTAATTAAGTCAAGTCTAAGTTCTTATAAAACCCACCGTTGTCATTCCAGATATCGTCATGATTGTGGTTTCCTTATTTAGCCATAACTTTTCTTTCTCACCTGGGTCAAGCCTATAGGCACCACGCCTATCTGTCGTCAAAAAACAAGCCACTTCGCCCTGATTCTTTAGTACAACGTGCATTCCACCATATTCCCCAAACATTAGCTTCTGTGGTATCGTATCAACTTTTATATCAGATACAGATAAATCCACAACCGTCTCCCTCACAAATTCTGTTAGATAATTCTTAAAATCACTCAGAAACTCAAAATAGTATTTCCGTGTTTCATCTTTCGTTCTCGACTTAATTACTGAATCGTTTAAGTCCTCATAAATATCATCCTTTATTTTCCTGTCCATATTGGTTCATCATAACTGTCTGGTAAAACGGGTAGGAGTAGGCAGGCACAATATTGATGAACGGGTGGTTGGGTGTCTCCAGATGGAAACTCATCACCAACCTTAACCTTTCCAGCAAATTCATTACTTAGACATATTTCACAATTCCTTTCGGATGGTGTAACTTTCCATTCCACATACTCGATTCCACTCCTTTTATAAACCTCTAGTTCTACTAAACCCATTGCATTAACCGCCTCTGTTTCCATAATCATATTTGCTCTAGCCTCCGCCACATTTGCAATTCTTTCTCTAACTAGTTTCGTAATAAGCATTGGACTAGAACCACGTTCTCTTCCAGCATCAATTGTTCTTTTAATCCAGTCTTTAGTTGTCTCATCTAATACTTGACTCAGAAAATCTACACGTTTATCTAATTGATTCAATACTGCCTTATTTGTTAAATTAAATACAGCAGCCGAACCTAAACTTTTAATTGCAGCCAGACCTCCTAATTCACCTGCAAATAAAAGAAATAGAAGCATCTTCTTTTTCTTACCAGCCATCTTCTCATCAAAGTCTACCCAATCCTCAAAAAGGATATCATCGTCAACTTTCATAACACCCATATATCTGGCTATCCTATCAACCAAAGCGACATCCATCACCTGACTTACGATTGCATCCTTTACGCTTTTTTTAAAATCACGGGCTACTATACTGCGATTTATATTATGAAGAACAACATTAATACCTGTAGTTGAAAAGTATTTTTCAAGAAGGTCTTTTATCTTGACTAATTGTTTAGGCGGCAGTACTGCCAAATCCTCTAATCTAGGTAACAATTTTGGTGATTCCATCATACAAGTTCAACAAAGCATTCGATGTAAAATTCTCTCTTTCAAGAAAAGGCTTAAATATCTTCTGAACCGCAAACTTATCTTTTGCATTTTCCAATCCTTTCTTAATCAAAAAACTTGTTCTTTCATCGAGTATCTCAGATTTAAAATCACGATAGGGTACACCCCGTTTTAAATCGTTTAACGCTGACCGCTTCCATTTCTTAAGTTCCTCTATATAATCTAATGCACTCTTGCCCTGTGAAGGAATCGGTAAATTTCTTTCTGTCTGCACATCTGTCTGTGCACCAACAGGTTGATAAGGAGCTACTGGTTGCTGACCAGCCTCACTTTGAGCAAGTAAGTCTTTCAAAAATATTGGTCCAACTGGTGTCATTACAAATGGGTCTTTTATTCCAGTTGGTTTTAGTCCCTCTCCCAACCTCCATTCATCAATCGACATAAGACCAGTATTTATAAGACTTGTTACCACCTTAGCTTCTTCAGCTTTGTTTGTCGGGTCAATATTTGTCCACACAAACTGCATATCTTTATACCCCAAATCATCCTGAATCATTCTATCTAATATCTCTTTCAAGAAAAGTGCTGTCGGGAAAAGACCCCTTTCTCTTCCAGCTTCCCACATAGATTGTGCAGTGCTTCTGTTTATATCAAAACCGAATCCTATCGCTGATGGATGAAGTCCAAAAACGCTACAAGTGACACTAACAAGCCATTTCTCAAATCTCTCAAAAGTCATATCTTCAACGTTTTTTGAAGGTTCATACTTCATTCCTTCAGGTAAGAACTTTAACTTTTTCTGAAATCTTGGGTCTCCCGACATCATGGCATCCCAAGCATCCTGCCATTCTTTAAGTTGGTCTCTCGAAGAGGCGATATCTCTAGGAAGTGTTATAAAACCTTCTGGAATATTCCCTTCCTGAAGTGTTGCAAAGTTATAAGCCTGAAGTTTAAGTGCCGTGGAAACTGTAATTATTAAACTCTCAAGAGGGGCAAAACCATAAGCACTATATGTTCTGGGTGTCATCATCGCATAAATTAATTCTTCAGTTGTAAGTTTCGCAACCTCTTGACCATTTATCTTTTGCACATACGCAGTATCTGGTGGGTCTGGAGTAGTACCATCTGAATTTAAAACCAGTTCAATTGAAGCACCGTCTATTGGTAAAAAGCCAATTGGTTTATTACCACGATTTTTTCTTCGATAAATTGCAACAGCATCGATAACTAACAAATCCTCAAGTATTTGCTTAACCCAATTTGTAAAAGACGCTTCTTTCTTACCAGTTGGATGTGTAAAAAAGTTAATCAATTCTTTAGAAGCATCTATATTCTTTTTATCCTGAACAGTCTCATCTGTTATTTCCAAAGGAGAAATGGTCCAGTCAAGATGGGTAATTTGACTCTTCCTAAATTCTATACAAGCTCTTACAACTGGATAATAATCTGCAAAATCTCTTAAGGTTTGAAATGTAACACCGTTTGGGGACATTTTGGAGCTTACAACTGGGTCTCCATTACCAAGAACAAGACCATTTGGACTAAAACGAAAGATATCAGAATTTTGTGCTTTTGCCAATTCTTCCTTTACCCTATTTTTTACTGTTTCCTCAACATCTACACCTGAAAAAGCAGTCTTTATTCTATCAATAATTTTGTTAGCCATTTAATTTATTTTAATCCCCTTTAAACGAACTAGATTTGCCCAACTTGCAATTGACTGTGTTGGAAAATCTTTTTCTTCTTTATAAGATTCTAAAAGGGCTTGACCGACTGAACCTTTTAAATTTGCAAGCCTATTGTAATTTGCTGCGTGCAAATAATGGTCAGGTCCCTTTTCCAACCATCTTGCTTCTGGTTGTCCCGTTCTGGGATTTACCTCCGTCACTCTAGTTGAGGAGGTCATTTGCTCATAAAATACAGGAATGTAGGCTGCGTTTGACGGCAACTCTACTTTTTCGTTTTGTATCTCACTTATAAGATAATCCAAACTTATCGTTCTGTCAACAAAAACCTCTGATTTGAGCTCATCAAAGACATAATAATCATTGATGTCAAACTTCCTAGTTGGGTAATATGCTGCATAAACTCTGTTAGGAAACATGCTAATCAATTCCCTTACCTTTCGTCCTTCGGGCCTTGAGTCAACCACAAGAGTCAATA